ACGGCCTTGATCTGCTCGGGCTGCGGTGCTGCCTGCTCGGCGCTGCTGTTCTTCCACGCTTGGAACGTGTTGAACATCAACTCGCCCATGCCGCTCGTGCCGCTGGCGTGGACGGACGGGTGTTGGTTGAGCAGCGCAGCAAGTACCGTGCTGCCAGAACGGGGGAGACCAGCGAGGAAGTGGAAGGTTTTGGGCATTAGTTGCTAGAACCTTGGAAGATGGCGATAGTGACACTGTTTGATGAAACCGCATACCAGCTTGTCAGCGCGCCAATCTGGACAGGGCTGGATCGGAAAACGACAGTGCCGTCTCCAAGTTCGCCAGAGGAGTTGTTCCCCCACGCCCAAAGAGTACCGTCGGTTTTTATCGCGGCTGAGGCGTTACGGGTGCTTACCTGCGCCCAGTCAGTTAACAAACCAACTTGTACAGGACTAGACCTATTAACTACTGTTCCGTCCCCAAGTTGGCCTACAGTATTCGCTCCCCAAGCGTACAAAGAATTGTCGGCCTTAACTGCTAAAACAGAATTAGCTCCAATTTTAGGGCTCAGCCAGTTGGTCAAAGCGCCAACTTGGACAGAAGATGAGCGGGAGATGACATTGCCTTGGCCAAGTTGCCCGCTGCTGTTTGAACCCCAAGCCCAAGTGGTTCCGTCTGTTTTGACAGCAACGCAAGAGCTGCCGTCCGTGGAGACCTGTGACCAGTCAGTCAAAGCGCCAACCTGAACAGGGCTAGACCTAGGAATTACATTGGATTGACCGAGTTGGCCTTGCGTATTCGCCCCCCAAGCCCAAAGAGTCCCATCAGTTTTGACTGCGGCGCACGAAGTTGCCGCCGAAACCTGTGCCCAATTTGTAAGCAATCCAACCTGAACAGGGCTAGATTTATCAATAATATTCCCGCCTCCAAGTCGTCCCCCGGCTCCGCTGCCCCACGTCCACAGGGTTCCGTCTGTCTTGATAGCTGCGCTGTTTGCGCTACTACCTACAGAAATCAGTTGCCAGTTTGTGAGCGCTCCGACCTGAACAGGACTGGAGCGATAAACAACATTCCCAAGCCCGAGATTCCCGTTATTGTTTACGCCCCAAGTCCAGAGGGTTCCATCAGTTTTAAGTGCACCACAACTGCCGCCCCCAGACGATACCTGCGCCCAGTTGGTCAAAGAGCCGATTTGCACAGGGCTAGACTTGTCAACAATAGTCCCGTCTCCAATCTGCCCGTTCGAATTACTACCCCACGCATACAGCTCATACGCAGGCAACCCCGTCCACGTCCCGGCGGCCACGGCCTGCAGCTGCTCGGTCAAACCCCATTTCCCGGAGAAATTCGGCATTTTACACTACTCCGTAGAGGGCGAGGGTGTGTCCATTAGTTACCCCATTGATCACCCTATACCAACTAGTCAATCCACCAACCTGAACGGGGCTTGATTTGCTGACAGTGGTGTTGTCGCCGAGCCTGCCTTGTCCGTTGTAGCCCCAAGCCCAAAGAGTTCCGTCCGTTCTAAGGGCTGCGCAAGAAGTGCCGTTCGCCGAAACCTGCGACCAGTTTGTTAGTGCTCCAACCTGAACGGGACTTGAACGGGAAATTGTGTCATTCTGGCCAAGTGCAGCTTGAGTATTCTGTCCCCACGTCCAAAGGGTGCCGTCAACTTTAACAGAGGCCGCAAACAGGCTTCCTGCAGAAATGCGATACCAATCTGTCAGAGCGCCGACCTGTACAGGACTAGAGCGATATATCCTGTTGTTTGTGCCAAGTCCGCCAAAAAGATTGTTGCCCCACATCCACAATGTTCCATCTGTTTTTACAGCACCCGCCATGCCGTTTCCTGCTGAAATCTGCGCCCAATTCGTCAGAGCGCCGACCTGTACAGGGCTAGAACGGCTTATTACATTGCTGGCCCCCAATTCTCCATTGCCGCCAAACCCCCAAGCCCACAATGTTCCATCTGTTTTTGTGGACAGATTAAACCGACGCCCAGCAGAGATTTGATACCAATTTGTCAGAGCCCCGATTTGAACCGGGCTGGAGCGATTGTACACTGTTCCATCGCCAACCTGCCCCCTATCGTTAGTGCCCCAAGCCCAAAGTGTTCCATCAGTCTTTAGCGCGAGTGTGTTATCAAAGCCGGAGCTGACAACCTGCCAAGTGGTGAGGGCTCCGACTTGAACTGGACTAGAACGACTAATGATGTCGTTTTGTCCAAGTTGACCTGTGCTATTAAAGCCCCACGACCAAAGCGTACCGTCGGCTTTTGTAGCGACGGAAAAATAATCACCAGCTCCAACGCTGCTCCAAGTGTTCAAAACACCCACTTGGACGGGGCTTGAGCGATCAATTACAGTTCCGTCTCCCAGCGCTCCATTTGCGCCATCCCCCCAAGCCCACAAGCTCACCCCGGAGTAAATCTCGTTCCCCGTGTCATACTGCGACACCCGGCCCGGCCCGTAGATGTTGGTCGCCGCCGCTCGGATTTTAAATGTGCCGCCGCCGGGCGAGATCGTGATCGGAGACGCAGACCCGGTCGCCCCCGTCGAGGCTCCGGTGCTCTCGTCCACGGCGGTGATCGTGTAAGACGTAATGGCTCCGCCGCCCACGTCGGTCGGGGCGGTGAACGCAACAGAGGCGCTGCCGATACCAGTCGTCACCGACGTGATCGTCGGCGCGTTGGGGGCTTTCAGAATGTCGAAACCGCCACTGACGTAGCCGCCTTTTGACGTGGCCATTTAGACCCCCTTTATACTACGATATGTCTTCGTAGGAGATTAGCACCTTCAGGTCGTTGGCGGAGCCTGCCGTAGCGCCAATCGACTTATCCTCTTCGAGGTAGAAAGAGGTGTTCTTGTCGATCACGACCAGAGACGAGTCTGCGGGGACCGAGACCGTGCTCACGATCTGTGTGGCCGTGCCGCCGAGGGCTGCCGCGCTATAGTAATTGATCGTGATGTCGGCGGCGTTCGTGCCGTCCACGTTCGACACGATCAAAGAGTTGATCTTGAAGACCTTCCCCGATGAAGCCGCGTTGCTCACCACTGACGTGGCGCTGGTGGAAGTCAGATCGACCACGGCAGACTTGCCGAGGATTGACGTGACGTTGACGATATTCGGGTTTGCCATAGCTTATCTCCTTAGCCGAACACGATGGCCATGGCGATGGCCTTGCCTGTTGAAATGCCAGCAGACGGCGTCGAGAAGGCAATAGTCCCAGCACCGTCTGTGCTGAGAACCTGCCCACTCGTGCCGTCGGTCGTGGGCAGGGTGAAGGTGTTGACGAACGACTGCAGGTTTGCGTCGTAGGCCAAGACGTTGGTGCCGATTACGAGACCAAGGTTCGTGCGCGCATCAGCTTGGTTCGAAGCGCCAGTACCACCGTCGGCCACAGCCAGATCGGTGATGCCCGTGATCGAACCGCCAGTGATGTTGACGCTCGACATGGCGAAGTCGGCCGTGAGGTCTACAACCGCGGCCCCCGCGCCAGCGCCGTCGCAGTACACAACCTTAGTGTCGCCATTAGCTACAGTGACGTTGCCGCCCGAACCTTGCGTCAGAACCACGCTCTGTCCCGAGGAGTTCTTGACGATGTACAGGTGCTGCGCATCGTTGGGTGCGACCGTGACCGTGTTGGTTCCGCTCGGTGAACCCGAGAACACCAGCACCGCGTACTGACCGTCCGAGAGCGTCCCGTCCGAAGTCGTCAGGGTGTGGGTCGTGCCCGAAAGAGTGATCGTCCCGACGCCGTTGACCAAGCGGTCGATGATCGACAGGTTGGTGTTGGTCGTCGTGCCCCAAGTACCGGACTGTTCTCCGGTCGTGATGAGCTCGATACCGCTGTTCGTTGTGTACGTGCTGGCCATGTCGTTCCCTTACGCCGCGATCTCGGTCCAGATTGTACCAGAGTCCGGGTTGATTGTCGTATAGCTGTTCCCTGCCGCAGGATTGATCTGAGTATACCCATTTCCAGGGTCTGGAACAATACGTCCCCACACCTTAACCTGTCCAACCGCACCAGACGCCGAAACTCCAGACACGGTAACACGGGCGGCCCCGTTGACGCCAGCAGTTCCTACTGCCCCAGCAGCCGAGACGCCCGTGACAATGACCCGGGCTTTGGCGGAGACGTCGGCCGTTCCAACCGCTCCAGTTGCCTCAACGCCAGTGGCGTTGACAGAGACCGACTCCTGAACGCCCGCCGTGCCGACCTGACCCACGCCCTCGACGCCCGTGACGTCGACGAGGATGCCAGAGCCTTCGGTGACCGTGACGCTGCCAACCTGACCAGTGCCAAAGACGCCCGTAACGACAACGGAAGCATCCGCCTCGACGGTCGCCGTCCCGACCTCCCCGGTCCCCGCTACGCCCGTGACGTTGACAAGGACGTTCTGGGTCGTCGTGACCGTAACGCTACCGACTTCGCCCGTGGCAAAGCCGACAGCAACGCTGCCTTCGCCCCAAGCGAGTTCGCCGAACCCCGCTCGGCCCCAGCCGGTGAAGGGGACGACGACATCGGTCATGTCTTAGGCAATCCGAATTAGGGCGTTGCTTGCGTCCGCGACAGGGAAGACGATGGTAAAATCGCCAGCCGTCGAAGTCTTGTCCGATCCAAAATCAAGAACAACCACCGCCGGATTGGTGTAGGTGTGGGTGGGCGTCGAGTTGTAGATCAGCGCACCGCGGGCCGTAATCGTAGCCGAGGTGAACGTCAAGTCCGCAAAGTCGGTGAACGCGGTCGTGCCCGAAGTGGTCGGATCGATCCGGGTCAACGTGCCACCGCCAGCCGAGTACGAACCCGAAGCCGAAACCTCGTCCGACGTGGTGTAGGCCGTTGTGGCCGCCGTGAACGAGGCCGAGTTGGTGTACAACGCCAACTTAAAGGTATCGCCGCCAGTTAGGCGGAAGTCGTGAACGGCTTCAAGAATTTGCTGCTTGAAGCTAGTCGCCATGTAGTTGCCCGTGAAAGCCATGGTTAGAGTCTCCTGATAAGCTCGGCAAGCTGGGGGTGCCCAGCCTCAGTGAGCGCATTATACACGGTTGTGCGGTCACTGCGAACCGCTTGTTGCAAATACAGTTGGACAACCTTCTGTACCTGCACCTTGAACGCACGGGCTTGATCCCGAATCTCCTGCGGCGCGGTGTCGGCGACGAACACAATTTTGTCCGAGCACAACTCTGCGAGCTCCTCAGGCGTGAAGCCTCGGCCGCTCGTGGTCTTGACACCGACGACGGGGACGTCCCTTGAAAGTTCCAGCGTTGCCCCGACCATCATTCTTTCGCCCTGATGACCATACCTTTACGGTATTCGTCAGTTGTTTCTTTCGCTTCGCCCAGCATCTTGAGCGCTGTCAGGCTTTCCATAAAGCGCTTGTCGTACAGCGCCATAATATCGGATTCGCCCTTCATGAAAATGTACGCTTCTACCAGCGCCCCGTAAAGCAGAGACAGCTCGGCGTTCTCGCTCAGCCACGTGGTCCCGCTCTCCGCCCCGGCGGTGATGCTGGCTGGACGGTAGAAGTAATGCAACTCCATTACATACGCCGCAGCCGGGGTGGGGGCGAGGATGAAGTTATCCACATCAAACTGTGCGTAGTAACGCGGCAGGCCCGTATCTGTCGGGTCCGGGTTGTAGGTTTGAGCAAAGGTCACATCCTTAAAATCTACAAAGACCTTGTCTCCAGAGGTCGTGAAGGACAGAGACAACGGAGCCAAGAAGTCCGACGGGCAAGCCAAAAACTGGTTGCTCGCCGTAGCCGTTGTGGTCGCGTTCTTGCGGAACAGGCTGAGCTGAATCGACTTTAGGATGCGCTCCTCCGAAAACCGAATAAACAACGGAAGGTTGTTCACGAACGTCGTTTCCGTGTTCTGCGTGTAGTCCTGAATGGCTTGTTTTAGTTGCGCGTATGTAAAGGCCATGTCAGCTCACCACTGTGACGGTGCCCACCGAACCGGTAGCCACGAGATTGTTCGGAGGATTGATACCGTTGGTGGGCGGACCCCCGACTGGGTTCCAACTCCACTGGATGTTCCGCTGCTCCGGGAGGTCCTGTTCCGGACGGGGATTCTGCAGCGCCTGCGGATCCGGGCCAACCTTCGGGGGATAAAGCTGCGGGTGCTTGGGCTCGTACTCGTCTGGTCCCACCAAGGCACCAGTCCACTCCAGCTTCATATCCCGAAGCCGGTAGCGCCGACCAGAGCGGTCGGAAAGTCCCCACGCCTTTTTGCCCGCTGCAAATGTCATCAGGTCCTCAGATATTGAACGCTCGGTTGAAGCTTCAGAGGAACGCGATCACGGTCCTCGTCCGACGCACGTTGGAACTCTTCGTCGTAGACAGCCTTCAAGATCTGCAGGCGGTCTGGAGCGCGCTTCATGGCCATGTAGTACGCCAAGCCAGCGACCATGCACGGATAGAACCGGAACGGAACGCCGCCAGTGTTGACCATGGCGTCTGCGTCCTCGAGCCGACGGACGTAGTAGTAGACGATCTGATCCGTGGAGTTCTCCGGAGACTGCCACAAAGTAATGACAGGCGAGATCTGACGGTTGAAGAAGAACTGGGACGGGCGACCTTGGTCCGTCTTGTTCGGGAAGTTGAAGTAGTCCGAGCGGCTGATGCGGTCCATCTCGTAGTCTGTGCCGTCGCGGCGCAGAACCATCTCGAGGATATCCACAACGTCGGACTCCAGCGTGTAGGTCGCGGTCCCCTGCGTCAGGGTGATCGAAGCCTGCGTCACGGTCCAGAGGTTCAGGCCCCGGTTGGCCCACTCAGCAAACATCAGGTTGAGAGACCGACGAGCCGTACGGGCATCGTAGCCGGTGCGAACCTCAAGTCCGCACCGCTCGTAGGCCTCTTCGATCATCTCGGCCACGTCGATGTTAAAGTCTCTCGAACCAGATGTGGTCATTTTTTCTTCGCCGTTTTGGCCGATTCCTTAAACGCCTTAGAGGTGGGCGCGCCCTTGGAACCGGGCTTCCTCATCTTCTCGCCCGAGCCTTCAGCAATGCGCTTACGCTTGGCGTGGATGTTGGTGTAAAGTCCTGGCTTCCCGGGCATTACTTCATCTTCCCCATGGCCATCTGCTTGCGCGGACTGCACATGGACTGGTCCTT